CTCTAGGAATGTTTGATGGGAACAATCTTCTAGGCACTGCTACCGTCTTGTCTAAGTTCCGTGACAAAACCATCACTGAACAGACAAAGCAAATGGAAGTGCTCACCAGTGCTTTTGGTGTTTTTGGCGACGCTAAGGTGGCACAACGCTTCTTTGGTACCACTCCGGATAGTAGGGAGCGCCGTAATATTAAGGACCAGAGCCCGGAGTTGTACAACTTACTTACCGCATATGAGGAGAGCTATAAGGGGGCATTTGGGACTGCCAACAATTTACTAGGTGCTGCACCCATGCTAGAAGTGGGTAAGGTGCTGCGTGATGCGGTAGCCACTCCAAACGCTACACCGCCCATTGCAATGTCTCCCGGTGTCACCCCTAACGTAGCCAAAGCTGCCCTACAGGCAGTGAAGGAGGAGGGTCAATCAGTGTGGGATAAGCTGCGCAAAGATCCTAACACCACATTGAAGACACCAGAAATTAACACCCTATCCACCATGCTTAACAATGGAGTGGAATATAATCAACCCATCATGGCAATTCGCCAAGGTGTTGCCGATGAAGCTGCCCTGTTCTTGAAGCTCCCTGAAATGGAGCGTAGTAAGGTTAAGGCCAGTGTATCAGCCACTCTAGAAGATAACAGTAGGAAAGTGGTGCGACGCACCAAAGACATTGAAACTATATTTGGAGCAAAGTTGGAAATCGGCGTGCGTAGTGACGGCACCATTGGCGTTATTCCCCCGATGCACCTACTACGATCAACCCTACTAACCCCCACTTACGCAGCACGCAGTAGTGAGTTGTTTGGTATGTTTAATAAGTATGAGGTGATGAAGGGTAGGGATGTAATACCCGGCAAAGAGGAGGAGCTAAAAGCCTATGTCCGCGCTGCTGAAGAGTGGGAAAAGATGGAAGCCAACCGAGTGAACAACATGGTGCTAAGTCGTGCCATTACTAATAATGAGGACACACGGAATGTGGGTAAAGATATTGCTGGCCGTCTCAATAGTGGTCAACCTCTACCTAGCTTTTTTTCAATGGCCCCCGCTGCGGTAGCATTACCGGAGGTAACAGGGGGTTCCAGACCTATGCCTACAATTGGGCCTGTCCGCACTGAGAAGGCAGCCCTTAGTGCCATGCAAGTTGGCCTACAGGATTTAGCCGATCACATTGAGCAGCTAGAGCGTTCGCTAAAAGATGCCATTCCAGGAAGTGACTTGCATAAGAGATTGTCTAGTGACATTGCCATGGCTAAAAAGGAACTAGCAAGAGGAGGTCAGTGATGTTTAGATTTGGCACTAGGAGTCTTAGCAGGTTGCAAGGGGTACACCCTGACCTTGTGCGGGTAATGGAGAAAGCCATTACTAATAGCCCACACGACTTCTCCATTACAGAGGGCTTGCGTACACCTGAGAGGCAACGTGAGTTGGTATCTCAAGGAGCTAGCCGTACCCTTATGAGTAGACACCTTACAGGGCACGCTGTAGACATTGCCATCATTAAGGATGGTAAAGCTGTGTGGGATTTCCCCCTCTACCAAGAGGTGGCAGAGCACATTGAAAAGGTGGCTGTAGAGGAGGGGGGTTCCATTGTATGGGGAGGTCGGTGGCGTGGGTTACGCGATGGCGTTCATTTTGAATTGAACAGGAAAGTGTATGCCTAAGAAAAGCGTATCACTCCGCAAGGAGCATAAGAATCCTGAAGGGGGTCTTTCTGCCAAAGGCAGGGCCTATTACAACAGTAAGACAGGGAGTAACCTGAAGGCTCCTCAACCTGAAGGCGGGCCTAGGAAGCGCTCATTCTGCGCTAGGATGTCTGCTGTCAAGGGGCCTATGAAAGATGAGAAGGGTAGGCCAACACGTAAGGCATTGGCCCTTAAGAAATGGAAATGTTAATATGAGTTTCTTTGGAAAACTATTTGGTACAGATGCAGCGGTAACATCCACCATCAACGCTGTGAAGGATGGTTTAGATGCGCTGGTGTACACAGACGAGGAGAAGGCTGCCGAAGCCTCTAAGGAGCGGGCTGCTGCCCGTGGCATGCTTGTTGAGTGGATGCAAGCCACTCAGGGGCAGAACCTTGCTAGGCGCCTTATCTCACTAGCCATCACTGGCGTGTGGCTCTTGCAGTATGTCGTTGCGACTGCTGCATCGTCTTTGGCTGTCTTCTGGACTAGCCAAGCTGCCAACCTAACCAAGCTGGCAGAGATACAAATTAAAACGGCCGATCAAATGAACGGTCCTGTCATGCTCATCCTAGCCTTCTACTTTGCAGCCCCCCACATGGGGGACTTTGCACAAGCCATTATAGGGAAGTTTCAGAAGAAGGTGTAGGGGATAGGCACAAGAATGAAGAAGGGGGCTCTAGGCCCCCTTTGTTATTTAGATGTCTACCTCTTGCACCTGAGACTTAGGCACCTCAAACCTCTTGTACGGCTTCAGCAGGGTGCATTCAATGCCCTCTCGTGCAACCTTGCGGGCATGCTCCAATACTTGCTTCTCATTGTCGTACTCATAATAGGTGGTACGAAAGTCACCTTCAATCTTTAGTAGAAACATTCAAATTTCCTTTGCAATGTATGCGGTTAGTGCTTTGGCTAGTGCAGGGGCACTAGTGCTATCACACCGAATGCGATTCTTACCATCTGTGTAGAAGTATGTCATAGCAGGATTACTTTGCACTTCTAACACACTCTTTAGAACAACGGCAGCATCAGCTTTGTTAAGCCTCACTACCACTCCTTGCCATTCAAACATTCTTCTTAATGGTGAGAGGAAAACACAACAGGATGTAGGAGAGGCTAGGGTGCGTACTACGCTTAAAATCCTGCCCAGTCATTTTGCGGAAATAGCTGCGTAGAAATGCCCGCATTTCGTCATAGCTGAAGAAGCGCAGAGTGCGCTTGCCACCGGGGAAACTACCATTCTTACGTGTCACAGTGTACATATTAACTTTCCTTCCTATACAAATTATCGTAGTGTTCAATGGTGTAAGAGAGGAAGTGTTGCAACTTTAGCAAATCCTCTTTACCATTCTTGTTGCGGTGGCGTAGCAAATACTTCAACATTGTTCCTTCAAAGTAGTCAAGGCCATTACTAGTAATGACTTGCCAGGGTTGAATAGAACACCTTTCGTAGTGGTCGCCACCCACTTGGCGACTAGCTTCTTGTCCCATTAGAATGTAATTTTAGTGTCGTGGTGCGCCTCAGGTACTGAGGTGGGGAAGAAACGCTTGCTTGCCTTAAGAACTGCGTCCCACTTTTCCCACCCTTCGTCCCCAGTGGATTGGTTATAGTCGATGGAAGGAAACTGCTCTTCCAACTCCTCCTTGGTATATTCAATGGTGGCCCAATAGGTGTCCACACGACCATTCTTCTTTTGAACCTTCACTACTTTCACAGCGCATCCTTTCGTAGAAGCGTAGGCACTTTCTTACTGTTTTCCAAGTCTTTTGCATACTCTTCTAGGAGGGTAACAAACCCCTTCTCCATGAGAAGTTGCACTTCATAAGGGGTGACGTCAGTAATTACAAGGTCTGCACCACCGCCGTCACGCTCAATTAGAGATTGAATTTTCAAGGGTTTCCTCGCATTCTTGCCTAGTTCCAAATAAACCCAATGGGTTTGGGTTGGTTATTAGTAAGGGGCTTGCCATCCGCATCTACAATTTCCTCATAAATGTGCCTGTCCCCGCTAATAGCATAAGCTGTGCCCATTGAGGGCACTTGCCCCATGTCATACCAATAGTCATCGCACTGGACAAACGCCCGATTCACAGTCAGTTGCGTCATCTTCGACTCCGAAAGAAATGCCTGTAATAAGGCGTGTACTTGTAACCATTTCGTCGTGCTTTTCCTTGCTAATCTCCTCAAACGGAGCTTGCTTAAATCCATGGTCACTGTGCAGCAGGAAAGACAAACTCTTATGTCCTGTTGCATAATGGGTTGTCAAATACTCCTTAATGGCAGGTAGTTCCTCCTTTTTGTAATAGATAGTGCAGCTAACACTGTTATCACTCCAATTTTGCTGCAACTCCCGCACTACTTCCAACTGCTGTATCGCTGACATTTCTTTAGCCACCACTGTGTTGGCTGGATAAGAAAACGGGAACTCAGCGACAACAGTAGAGTAGTCAGGGCTACCATCAAAGTTTTCTTGAAACGCAACATTATACCCATGCTCCTTAATGGTGTCAACAAGTGGGTGATTAGATGCTACTCTGATACGCCGAATCATGTGCTGTGCATAGCCGGGATGGCACCCCGGAGTAACGCCAGGAAGAAGAGATAGCGTACCGCTAGGCTTGACGGTAGTCAGCTTGACCGACTTGGGCCAACCATGCTTTGCACTATATTCTTCGTCAAAGGTACGAAGCTCCTTATACACATCACCCAACCAACTCTTTTGCTCTTTTGTAGCTTGTAGATAGCCCGTGATACCAATACCCATACGCATATTCTTATGCACTACAGCTTCCGTTTCTTTTAGATGGCACGGTAGGGCTAGAGAGTGCTTGTTAATGCGGTAGAGAAGCTGTGCTACATCACTAAGCTCTGCCTTACTAGTAATGTTAGGCAGGAAAATCTCAGCGAGGCAGCAAGTCTCATAGGGCTCTAGGGATTGTTCAGCGCCTTTATTGTTACTCCTCTTACGAGGGGATGTGTCATTTCTGCACACCTCTATGAGTTGCCCCATAGAACAGACTATATCACCACCTAAGTTTTCTTAGGGCTTATCGTCCGAGCTTATAACTGAAACTTGGAAGGACATAAGGACTTACAATTTCTTCAAACTTAGCACTGTCTTTCGCACGAAGCGACAAGTACCAATATTTACCATGGCGGTAGATGTTGAATTCCAAGTCAAGTTTTTCCTTGATGGCCTTCTTTAACAACCAGTTGTCACCGTAGCTGAATCCCTTAGTGTGGAGATTGTAGCTTGGTGTTGCATTGCATCGTTTATCCACATATCGTCCGCCGTCTGCCATGAAGATAATAGCGAGTGCTTCTGCATCCAACAACGTTAGCATATGGGGATCGATTACTTTACGACCATCCAGATACACACGTTCCCAAATTGTAGTTAACTTAGGGTGCGCCTTTGACTCAAGGCGGACTTGTTCAGACCGGGTACACCCGTCTGTGTTGTAGTCCTTCCTGTCAGCAATGCGTGCACCAATGTCAGCTTCTTCCAATGTCTGCTTAGCCTTCTCCACGTAATCAATGTTGTCTTTACGCATATTCATAATGAATCGGGCGTTGACACATTTACCAGTGACGTATAAACCGCCGTCAAAGGTGGAAAAATAATACAGACGTTTACTCAGTTCTTTACTCATAGTCGTTGCACCTTCCATATCGGATTGGCACAGGATTGTCTCTGTAGAGAGTTTCCCTGTTTTTAGATAAGTTTTCCAGATAGTTTACACTATCAGGCCGCTACTGTCAACGGGTTATAGCCTTGCACAAGCGGATCAGGGTACTCAGTTTCACCTAGACGACCAACCTTACGAGAGAGGTTCAGGTTAATGAGGCCATAGGGCTCACCCTTTCCAAGATAGCCGTCCCAAAACAACTCGTGCAAATCTGCAACGTCATTGCATACAACGCTGTTGTTGGACATGGCACGCCAGGAGGGAATGTTACCCATATCCCACCGCTTTGCGAGCAAATACTCAATGTCGTCACAGTCCCCAATGGCAATTTGTGCTGATCGGCGCACATTACCTGCTACAACAATAGAACCAATGATGTTCATAATGTCAAGGCAGTCAATTGGGCGCACGTTCTTGCCACTACGTTTTTCCAGAATATCAGAGATTTGTGCAATGCCATCACATAGAATCTCAGGACCACTAGCAACACCGCCAAACCCACGGATGGGAGCGCCCTTACCACGGATGAGTTGCGGGCTGTAGGTAAAGGTACGGTCTTCCTTACGCTCGGCTAGGAATGCCGCTTTTAGCGTCTTACCCAGTAGCTTTACCCACCCTTCGCGGGTATCAGGCACAATGAAGTCAGCACTAGCACTATCATTTCGTGTAGGGGCCTTGAAGCCACGCTTCACCTTTGGCAACTTATTAACATTCTCACGTTGAATGTTGTAGCCCACACCACTGCCGAGCATCAGCATATCCATGGCCCATGTGAATGGGCGCACGGGTTGGTCAACAACAGTGAAGGCGCAGTTTTGCAGGGAGGGTAGGCCCAAATCCTTCACTGTGCGGGTGCCAAGTTGCCAAAGAAATCGCCCTGCAACAGTGCCCTTTAGCGAGTGCATATAGCCCCGCATACGCTCTTTTTCTTCTAGCGTAAAGCCGACATTAAGTTGCTTATCAGAAGCAGTGAGGACACGATTAATAGTGTCATCCCATTCTTCAGTCGCAGAGGTGGGATCGGCGTCATTTAGGCGCCTAGCATAAGTGCGCTTGTAAGTTAAATAGCCAACAGTAGACCAAGGTGTCGTCATTTATTCTCCTTATCGGTTATCACCACTACCAGAAATAACACCGCGCTTCTTGCGGCTTTCCAGCTTATCTAGGTTTGTCTGGGCAACATCGCT